AGCGCAGAGGTAGATTCGTACCCGTTCTGTGTTGCATGGAATGGTGAGCCGCTGTCGGCCGGAAAGGAGATTTGAACCATGAAAGTGCTGAAGATTGAGCCGGGAAAGGCCCCGGAACGCATTGATATTCACAACGAGCTTGCAACCTTGCAAGACGCCGTGGGCGGCTACATTCAGGTGGTCTACCCGGATCCGCACCGCCCGGTGGGTTTGGTCTGCAATGAGGAGGGCAAGTGCTGCAGGCTTGAACTGAACAGAGCCTTATACCAAAACGGTAAGCCCTACGACATCATTGCCGGCACGTTTTTGGTAGTTGGGCTCTCGGCAGAGGACTTCACGGATCTGCGGGAAGAGGATGCAGCATATTTTGAGAAGCTATTCCATTCGCCGGAGAAGTTTAAGTACTTCGCAGGGCGGCTGGTCATTTCCAAGGTGGTTTCTGGCGGGGCTTGATGGCCCCGCTTTTTTCGAGAAGCATGTGAAAACAAGCAAAACAACCAAATGCTTGATTTGATAAGCAAAACAAACAAAACAAGCTGTTAATGTAAATGTTAATGTTAATGATTATGTATGAAGACTATCGTCTTCATCACGCGCGGGCGCGCGCGTTATATAGCCGACGACGACGAATCCAACTGATGAAGAACGGGGTCGTCGGTACGGCCAAGCAGGTAGTCGACGGAACAGTCCAGCCTGTCGGCAAGAAGCATAAGGGTCTTGCCCGATGGTGGATCTTCGGCGTTTTTCCAGCGTGTAACAGCGCCAGAAGAGATGCCAAGCTCTTTTGCAAGCGGATTTGGCTTCGTACCTCGAAGAACGCACATCTGATAGAATCGCTCCCAAAATATCAAAAATAGGACCTCCTTTTTGTGCAAAAGCATGAATCTCACTAAAATGAGATTATCGTATTGCTATCTCACAAAAGTGAGATTATAATGTATCTAACAAATGATTCAAACACCTGTTAGATAGAAAGGACAATACCATGACGAATGTTTACATTGACAGCCGCCGGGATGGGTACTCTCCCAGCCAGTGCCACGACACCATGACGGTGGGGGAGTTGATTGACATCCTGAGCCAGTACGACGAAGACCAGCCCGTCTACATTCGCAACGACAACGGCTACACCTACGGGAGCGTCCAGATGGACAGCGTTACCGAGGGAGAGGAGGACGAGGACGAATGAGACTTCTTGTTGAGTACACCTCGCATGGCCACGGCCCGGCAGCGCCGCAGACCTACACCACCACGCTGGATATTGTGGACGATGTGGCGGAGCGGCTGTTAAAGGCCAAGACGCCGTACACGTTCCGAGAGCGGAAGCACTGCACACGGGAAGCTCTGATTCTTGCGTTCCTGATTTACGACATCGAGAACCTGCAGGAACGGAGCTTCGGAAACAACGACCAGATTTTGAGCATCCGGCGGGATAGCCGGAGCTGATGGAGGACCACATGGTGAAGTTTGTAGCGCCCATGGCTACATGGGAAATCGTGGGCGGCGACCTGCCGCCTGTCCGAGTTCGCGCCCGGACGTTCGATGAAGCGCTTGCAAAGGCAAGGCTTCGTGATCCCGGCTATTGTGCCGGATGGGTCGTTGAGGAGGTCTGAACCATGGAAATCAAAAACGTGCACTGCGAGAAGCAAGCGCTGGAACTCTTCAGGATGATGCCGGACAACAAGAAGTCGTCTCTCCACAATGCGTTGAGCAGAAACCTTGAGTTTACAACTTCTTGGGGACTGGAACTTGGCGAACTCCGTGCTTATCAGAACGGTGTTTACATCACTCTCCAAGGTACGCGCTGCAGTTTTTCCGTGTATGCAGAGTTGGTGAACGGAAAGCCTGTTTTCAAGCGCAAGCCCCCTGAAAGCAAGCTCAGCCTGAAATTCAGAAGTGGTCTGCTGTTCGATGCTGGAGACTTCAACGAATTCTAAACAATATTGGAGGACAAGACAATGTTTAAGATCACCGACGCCGAGAAGCTGAGAGATGCTTACACCCTGCTGGCGTTCATCCGGGACACCACCACCGCCGAACAGAAGTCCGGCATGGCCGCATTTATAGCCAACATCAAGAAGGAAATCCGGGCCTACAACAACCGCCCGGCACCTGACAGCCGCATTGTCGAGGAGCGCGGCATTGATGGCTACATTGAGCTGGTGCAGCTCCCGAACGAGCTGGACGACCTCAACGAGGACGATGCCGCCGAGTGGTTCCGGGCAAATCGCTACTACGAGTTTTACCCGACGGCCTATGACTGCTCTGGGCAGCGCTTCACAAACTGGTACAAGCTGCACCGCCGCTGCGGGCACTGGTTCGCATATCATTCGGTCAGCTTTGACGTTTAATCAAATTGGAGGTCTGAACGATGAAAAAGATTGCAAACAAGTCCATTCCACTTTTTCAGCTGGAAGAGAGCCATTTGGAGAGCAAGTACCGCAGCGAGGGCTTCACGTATATGATCGTCAACGGCTATGAAGTCCGCTGGCCGAGGTGGGAGAACTTCGTGGCTGCGCTTGAAGATCGTACAGCGGAGTTCTTTCTCCCCGGTGGGACATGGGAGACACTGGGCGATGAAAGACCAGACTACTAAGACCCCGCCTGATGATGGCCGCTGGTATCGGCCGAAACCATTTTCGTGGCATCACGAAGATGGTCGCGGGAACCAACACCGCAAACCAAGGAAAGGAAGATTCACATGAAGTATGAAATCTACCAGCTGAAAGAGGACACCATGGAGCAGATGAAGCTGCGGTTCATGGCGTCCGATCAGGCTGCACAGCTGGGAGGCATCCACCGGGAGAACTACCGTCTAGTGTACGAGGGTAATGTGGAAACCCGAAAGGACGCGCAGCAGACGCTTGATGGCTTGTTCCGCAAGTTTAACATCGACAGGCCCGCAGGCTTCGAGGGCCACAGCTTGAGCGTGTCGGACATCATTTACCTCGCCGATGGGGAATCCTCCGGCTGGTGGTTCTGCGATGCTTACGGTTGGAAGCTGCTGAGCGGGGAAGAATGGGGGGCAGACCTGATGCGCCACTACACAAAAGCGGAGTGGGACAAGATCCCGGAGGCCTACAAGGGCCGCTGGGAGCCGACGCCGTTCAACCTTGAGCGGGTGAAGAGTGGTGAGCTTCCGGCAGAGTACATCGGCAAACGGAACACCATCGTCAATGACGAGCATCGCGGCACGGTGCTTATCACCGAGGGCGCGCACTTCGTAATCGACAAATAAGCACAATCGCTCAAAGAAGCGATTTGAGCTGCGTTTTGCATCAAACGGCAAATTCCTTGAGGAAACTCCGAAAACGCAAAATAGAGCCATCTGAGCGGCTCTGAGAACTATTTCCGCTGACTCAGAATGAATTGAAGATAATCTGTAACCTTTTGGCGTTCATCATCTGTCAGATTCATCCGTTTCACGGCGGGGTCAACAGTGCGCCCCATAAGGAAGTCCATGGAGCAGTCGAGATAGTCAGAGATGCGGGCAAGGCTATCAGCCGCCATCATGCGGCCAGTGCGTAAGTTGGAAAGGGTGCCTTTGCTCATTTCGAGTTCGGCAAACATATCTTTCAACTGAACATTGCGAGCTTTTGCTTGAAGTTTGATGTTTTCTGCAAGGGTTATAGAATCATACAAATTTTGGGTCGTCATTTTGTGTATCCTCACAAAACCTTGCAATAGCAATGATTTCGTCTTGAAATATCGCAATCGCAAGATTATAATACACTTGTACAAAACAAATGTCAGATTGAAAGGGCCGGCGCTTTCCATTCAGCGCGTTCCCCGAAGCCCCTCTGCAAAGGGGCTTCAACGTACCACGCAGTACAGAACCATGCAAGTTGATTCCTCCTAATGACAGGCATCGCTGCAAAGCGTAGCGCCGATACTGCAAATCGGCGGGGCGCAGGTAAAGCGATTACTCCCCAAGAGCTTCTGCTTAACAGCTTAAAGGCGGGGGAACGCGTTGAATGGTGGGTACTGGCCCTTTTAGTCTATCAAAAATCAAACAAGTGTTCAATACATTTGTTTGATAAATCTTTGTCGGGAAGGAGAAAAAACATGAAGAAAGTTCCGCTGCCGGAGTGGTGCGTGTCGGTCAAAAAGGCAATGGTCGAGCGCGACGACATGACCGTTACCGAGCTGGCAAAAGAAATCGGGTATTCCCGCGCACACGTCAGTCAGGTCATCAACGGCACGATGGTGCCGTCCGCGAACATCAAGTCCGCGATTGAGTCCTGCCTGAACCTGCGGGCGTGATTTCTTACATCATAAGTTTACCAGAAAGGAGAGTTGTGCGAAATGGCGGTTGATTGCCAGAATATCTACAAAAACGCGCGGAAATCTGCCGGAATGACGCAGGAAAAAGCCGCACAGCTTTTGAATGTGTCAGTTGATTCTCTGCGGGATTATGAGCAGAGCCAGCGCCCGGTACCCAGCGACGTGGCAAGCGCCATGTGCGATGTGTACCAAGCCCCGTATCTTGCAGTTCAGCATCTGCGCCGGTCCTCAGAGCTGGGCAAGCGGGTGGTTCCGGAGATTCAGTTAAAGGACCTGCCGGAAGCTGTTCTCAGCGTTCTGGCGGCGGTTCAGAGGTTTATCGTAAAGCGCGATGCGATGATAGAGATCGTCGCAGATGGAAAAATCGAAGAGGACGAACAGGCTGAATGGGATGAGATCATGGATCGAATGAACAACCTGTTCGTGGCGATGGCCAATATGCGTTTTTCGAAAGGAGGGCGTCGGACGTGAAAGAATCGTACTTTATCGGCGCGAGCGAAGTGCAGGAAATTGTCGGATGCAGCAAATCCAGAGCCTATCAGTTTATCCAGCAGATGAACAAAGAACTGGAAGCAAAGGGTCTGCTTACGTTTCCGGGCAGAGTGCCCCGGCGGTATGTGTTCGAGCGGTTCGGCATTACGGAGGTTCAGGATGATGCGAAAGGCAATAATCCCGCTGGTGGCAACAGCGGCGGCGCAACTACTGGTAATCGGAAGCATCGCCGCGGCGTTCGCTTTCCAACCGGAAGCGGCGCAGCTCCCGACAGCGACGATTCCTGTGCGGGCTGACATTGAGCAGGGCGAGTGCATCCGGCAAGACCCGGCTCCCTATGAGCCGATTACATACCATGTGCCGCTGGATGCGGATTTACAGCAGTATACAGCCGAGATGTGCGACTTGTACGAAGTTCCGCTGGAGCTGGCTTACGCCGTCATGCAGGTCGAGAGCGGCTATACGGTGAGCGCTACCAGCTCAACCGGGGATCATGGTCTGATGCAGATCAACAGCATCAATGCCGGATGGCTCAAAGATGAGCTGGGAGTCACGGATCTGTTGGATGCCTGCCAGAACATCAAGGCTGGGTGCTATATGCTCGGAAGCTATCTTTCCCTGTACGATGGAGACATCAACCGAACGATGATGGCGTACAACCTTGGGAAGAGCGGGGCAGAAAAGGCTTGGAATGCAGGAACCCGCAGCACTGCCTACACCGACAAGGTGTGGAGCGCAATGGTTGGTCTTTTGGAGGAAGAAAGGGATGTTTCGTAAGGTGATGCAAATGATTCAGGATTACGCGGAGAAGAAGCTGCTGGATGAAGTCTTTGCTACATACCTCGATGTGCAGGATGCCGCAGCTGAGATGGCACAGGTGCTCCCGTGTCCCCGGTGCGGGAAGCTGACCATGAAGATGCGCTTGCACAGCAACGCTCTTTCCCGTCAGGTTCCGGGAATCGCAATCTGTGACCGATGCGGAACCGAAGAAGCACTGGAAGATGCTGTTCGCCAGCCGATGGACGTTCACGAGTGGGCGCTGGTCAAAACCTACATGAAAGGAGCAAACCTCAAATGAAGCGCAGGGAAAAGAAGCTGAGCGTTATGGATTGGGTTCTCGTGGGTCTGCTGGATACGCTGGCCGGGGTCGTAGCCGGAGGGCTGATGGCAATATGGCAGTTGCCGAGTGCCTACCGCTGGCGTGGCTACTGGGCAATCGGCGGCGAATGGCTGCTTGTCATCATTGCAATCGTCATGGCGGTGCGGCTGACACACGCATTCCAGATGTTCATGATTTTCGGAGGAAAGAAGCATGGTAAGATGCGCTCGGTGTCACAGGGTCATTACAGATCCGGCAGCAATCGAAGCGGGGTACGGTGCGAAGTGCTACGTCAAGGAGTTCGGAAAGAAGCTGAAATCGCCCGCAAGACCTCGCAAGGGAAAGACCGTTACACAGCCTAAGACCACCGCTGAGCGCCAAATCATCGGCCAACTCACAGTATATGACATACTCGCCGCACACGAAAAAAGCGCTGACCAGAACGGCCAGCGCGCTACAAATGGATAGAGACCCGCACATTCCGTTGGCGCTTGATGCAGGAACATCAAGCCGGAAAATACAGGTCTCCACCACACACAACCATATTGTAGCATATTCGGTTGGATTTTTCAACAGGTACGAAGCGGCGAGAAAGGACTATCCTTTCTGCCGTTTTTCTATGCAAAAATTAGGAGGTACAACATGGAAAAAGAACTTACTGCCGCCGTAACCACGCAGGAGCCGATGTTAGCCGACAGGCTGATTGTGGTGCAGCAGCTTCCCGTCATCAAGGAACAGCTGCACAGCATCAAGGCTCAGGCACAGGCGTCCGTGGCGGAAGCGCTGGCGCTGGTTTGCACGGAGGAGACCCTTAAAGCGGTCAAGGATCGCCGGGCGGCACTGACCCGCGACCGCAAAGATCTGGATGCCCGGCGCATGGTTGTAAAAAATCAAATCATGCAGCCGTTTGAGGATTTCGACAAGGTTTACAAGGAGTGCGTCACCGATGTCTATGGCCCTGCGGATGAAGCGCTGAAAGGCAAAATCACGGATGTGGAAGCCGGCTTGAAAGCTGACAAGGAGGAGAAAGTAGTCGCTTACTTCGACGAGCTCGTCAAGGCAAACGGGGTCGAGTGGGTCAGCTATGGGGACATCGGTATTGCTGTTACCATGACGGCGAGCCTGAAATCTTTGAAGAGCAAGGTCAAGGATTACGTTGACCGTGTAGTGGCTGATGTGAACTGCATCAACGGCATGGAGAATGCCCCGGAGGTCATGGCCGAGTATAAGCAGTGCCGCAATCTGGCCGTTGCGATTAACAGCGTGAGCCAGCGCAAAGACCGTGTGGCCCGCGAGGAAGCTGAACGGAAACAGCGCCTTGAGGCCCAACTTCGCGCACAGGAAGCAGAGTCAGCGGTGCTGGATGCGGCAGAAGAAGAGCTGGCCGCGCCGCAGATCATGGGCGCCGAGCCTCCGGTTATGGACGAACAGGAGGCCGAAGAAACCCAGCAGGAGAGCAAGGAACAGGTCATGACGGCCCAATTTGCTTTCATGGGCCGCACGTTCCAGTGCTGCGGTACATTGACCCAGCTCCGGGAGCTGAAGTCTTTCATAAATGAAAAAATCAACGAGATCCAGAAGCATATGGATTCCGTCGGCATCGAGAATCAGGAGGTAAGCGATAATGGCTAAAGCTATGCAGCCGCAGAAATTGTACTTCTCTCAAGCAATGCAGACCGAGAAATACAAGAAACTCATAAATAATACCCTAGGCGATCCGGTACGCGCGGCACGATTCGCTGCAAATATCACTTCTGCTGTGGCAGTTAATCCTACCTTGCAGGAGTGTGATGCAGGTACTATTTTGGCGGGTGCCCTTTTGGGTGAGAGCCTGCTCTTGCAGCCCTCCCCGCAGTTGGGTCAGTTCTACTTGGTGCCGTTCAAATCCAAAGCAAAACGTGACCGGCAGGGTAATGTGATTGAGCCGGCGTGTCTCAAGGCGCAATTCGTTTTGGGCTACAAGGGATACACCCAGTTGGCTCTGAGAACGGGCCAGTACAAGCGCCTGAATGTTCTGGAAGTCAAATCCGGGGAATTGGGCGGTTGGGATCCCTTTGAAGAGCGTTTCCATGAAATGCACTTCATCGAAGATTTTGAAAAGCGTGCGGCAATGCCGACTGTGGGCTATATTGCCCACTTCGAGTATATCAATGGCTTCGAGAAAACTCTGTACTGGACTGCCGACCGGATGATGGCTCATGCCGATAAGTACAGTCCGGCATTCAGTGCGACCGCGTACAAAAAGCTATTGAACGGCGAAATCCCGCAGGAGGATATGTGGAAATATTCCAGCTTTTGGTACCGGGATTTTGACGGTATGGCAAAAAAGACTATGCTGCGCCAGCTGATTTCCAAATGGGGAATCATGACTGTTGAAATGACTACCGCTTATGAACGAGATGGTCGAGTGATGGTTCCCAACAGTGCGGATGACGGACTTCTGCCGGAGACGCCGGATTTCGCAGATGCCGGACAGAATGGACTCAGCGAGCAGGATCCGCCCAAAATCGAGCGGACGGCCAAGACTATGGACTTGCCGGAGCCGGAAGCAGACGAAGTGAAAGCGGCTGTTGATTTGGCGACACTCTGATGGTCAAGTACAACATTATCAGCACCGGAAGCGACGGCAACGCTACGATTTTGGAAGATTTTGTGCTGATAGACTGCGGGGTGCCTTACAAAGCGCTGGAGCCATATGTGACGAAGCTGAAACTTGTGCTTTTGACGCATATTCATTCAGATCACTTCCAAAAGCGCACCATCAAGCGGCTTGCCGAAGAACGGCCAACGCTGCGCTTTGGGTGTTGCCGCTGGCTGGCACCACCGCTTCTGGCCGCAGGGGTGCCGGAACGTCAGATTGATGTGCTGGAACCCCGGACCATGTACGGATACGGCCTGTGCAATGTGATTCCGTTTATGCTGACTCACAATGTGCCGAACTGCGGGTACAAGGTGCATTTTCCATCTGGCAAGGTGATTTATGCTACCGACACCAACAACCTGAACGGGGTGCAGGCACTCGGATATGACCTCTATTTGATAGAAGCCAATTACAGAGACGAGGACATTCAGGCCAAAATCGCAGAGAAAAAGGCTGCTGGACAGTATGCCTATGAGATGCAGGTGCTCAAGAATCACCTATCGGAAGCAAAGTGCAATGATTTCTTGGTGAGAAATATGCAGGCGAACAGCGTGTATATTCCTATGCACGTTCATGTTGACAAGGAGAAAACGGATGGTCGTAACGGCGAAAATTGAAAAGCTGGAAGATGGAAAGCTTGTCCTGAAGCCCGATACGGACATCAGCCGCTTTGTGGAGCAGAAACGCCCCCGGCGGGTGGAAGTTCGGTTGGATGATGGACGCACAATTTCCGTTGACCAGCGCCGAAAGATTTTTGCCATCATCCGCGACATTTCTTTGTGGTCCGGCCATGAGCCGGAAGAACTTCGGCAGTATTTGGAATGGGATTTCTGCTCCCGCGCTATGCGGGAGTGGTTCTCCCTCTCGGACTGCGACATGACGACAGCACGAGAATTCATTACTTACCTGATTTCGTTTTGTTTCCACTGGGGCGTTCCGACCAAGGATAGTCTGCTGACACAAACGGACGACATTGGAAAATACCTGTATCTGTGCCTTGAGAATCGCCGCTGCGCAATTTGCAACCGTCCGGCGGAGGTGCATCATGTTGACCGTATCGGCATGGGTATGGACAGAGAAAAGGTCGTTCATGTTGGCCTGAACGCAATCGCGCTTTGCCGAGCGCACCACGAGGAAGCACACCGCCGGGAGAATGCGCTGTTCGCTGATTACCATATCTATGGAATCAAGCTGGATAAGCACCTGTGCAAAATTCTGAATTTACGAAGCGGAGAGCAGTCAAGTGAAAAACGATAAAAAGAGCGTTCTGCTTTATACGGAATGGGCAGAACCGCTGAAGAGCTTACCGCTTGAGGAAAAAGGGAGGATATTCGACGCGATTCTTTCCTACACCGAAAATGGCAGGATGCCAAAATTCGAGAATCCGGCGACGGATATGGCTTTTCGGTGGATTCGGCAAAAATTGGATGAGAACATCCAAAAGTGGGAAGAAACAAGGGCTAAACGTGCTGCGGCAGGAAAGAGCGGCGGAGCGCCAAAAGGTAACTCAAATGCAAAAAAGCAGGAACAACCAAAACAACCAAATGATAGTTTTGATTGTTCGGATACTCAAGAGGACGAACAGCAGGAGACATCAACCGGACCGCCTGACGGAAAACCGGAGTCCTACTGGGTATGGGCTGGATGCGATAAGATACTCACGCCGTATATGGCCTCAGAATTCCGAGACCTGCGGGAAGCTGGTATAGAGGACGCCCTAGTGGTGGCCGCGCTGAAAGAAGCGATGCGCCATCAGGCAAAGTACCCTTGGGTCTATGCCAAGCGTTTGCTCGACCAAGCGGCAGCACAAAAAATCACAACGCTGGAAGCGTGGGAAAAAGTACATATCACATACAAAGGAAACCGGGTAGACCGGGAAACGCCGAGTGGAAATAGCTTCCTTGGCCTTGATAACAGCTTGGATCGCCTAAAAAGGAGACCTCTTAGAAAGCGGGCGGAGGAAGTTCCACCAGACTAAGGAGGTTTTCTAATGGGAAGCGATGTTCGCCATGTCCGCGGCGAGGGCCAGAAAGAGCTTGTAAAGAAGTTTGAAGTATTTACAAGCAAGGGGCGGTCAAGGTGGCAGGTTTGGAGCGACTGGATTACGATAAGCGCCATTGCCGTGTCCAACGCGACAGACAAGAGCCACTTCGACGAGCGAGAGCAGCAGTACATGACTATCGTGAAAAAGTACACGAAGCAGGAAGTGGACACATTCGCGGATATGTTTTCGATTCTGGTTATGGCGTTGGAGGACAACTCGGAACAGGATTTCCTTGGCGAGCTGTATATGTGCTTGGGGCTTGGAAGTGACCACGCGGGCCAGTTCTTCACGCCTTACCACCTTTGCGAGTTTATGTCTGCGGTGACGACCCCGGCAGAAGAATTTCAGCAGAAAATCGGAGACAGGGGATGGGTCGCGGTCTGTGACCCGACCTGCGGTGCGGGGGCCTTGCTAGTGGCGTTTGCAAACGAATGCAGGAAAAAAGCATCAATTATCAGACGGATGTGCTGTTTGTGGCGCAGGACATTGACTACATCGTGGGTATGATGTGCTATCTGCAAATGAGTCTGCTTGGAATGCCGGGATATGTCGTCATCGGTGATACGCTTGCAAGCCCGTCTACGTCTTATGACAAAAGAGGGCTGCTTCCGGTTGACAACGGGAGCGTCTGGTACACGCCGCTGCTCAGGATCCCGGTTTGGCAGTATCGAATCTTTATGGCGCAGATGGAGCTGGTCACCCAGCCGATAAAGGAAGAATATGCTGCGGATGCGCCAAAATCCGAACCACAGAAAGCCCTTGAAGCCACAAAAAAGAGTAAGCAACCAAAAGATACGGAAAAGCCAAAAGCCGCTAAAATGCCGCCCAAAGAGCCGGAGCAGGAACCGATGTTCTCTGAGGGTAAGGGCGGGCAGTTGAGCTTTTTCTGATAGGAGGACAATATGGATTCCACCACACACACCACAACCACAGTAGAGTTCGTCGATTGGCGGGCCAAGGCAAAAGAGAAGCTGGAGGCAGAGGACAAGCTGTTCAAAGGCGGGCGCGCCGCCGCGAGCGTTCAGAGCTATGTGCTGCGGGCACTGCTGAACTTTGCAGATCAGGAGCCGCGCTTCGCTGAGGTCGTTTGTAACACGGAGCGCACGTTCTCTGAATGCTGTGCGGCAGTCGTGCACAATGCGGGAGAGGTTCTGTCTGACCTTGAAGCGTATCGCAAGGCCGTGCAGTTCTACTTCCCCAATGCTGAAATCTCGTTTTCGATGAACATCAATCTTACCGGAACGCCGCCGACGGAAGAAGAGATGCGGGCGCCGGCAACCATTAAACCGGAGAACGCCACCCCGAATATTCCGAAACCGCAGGAGCCGGCAAAGGAAAAGCCCGACCAAAAGAAGCCGAAACCGGAGAAAAAGCCTGCAAAGAAGAAAGAGAAGCAGAGCGAGGATTCGATGCAGCTTTCCTTGGAGGGATGGTTCTGATGATTTTGGGATTCAAGGGATTCAAGCCGGGGCTGGTCGCAACGCTTGGAAACGGAAAATTCCAGTATGTTCCGAACGAGCTGAATGAGACGAAAAAGGCCATGTGCGCCAGCACCGGGTTCCATTATTGCTTAGACCCGTGGGATTGCCTGAATTGGTACACATGGAACGGCAAGAATGAGTTTTGGGCAGTTGCGGCCGGGGGCGATGTTGACGAGGATGGCTACGGAAGCCGGAGCAGCTGTACGAAGCTGGTTCCTCTCCGCAAGCTGACAGCAGAAGAATTTTTGCTGATGCACGCCAACTATGTGTTTGAGCATCCTGCGGAGAAGTTTGAGGACAGCTATAAAGGGCCATTTCATGTCGCATATGGCCGGGATAAGAAGCTGGCCGGAGAACTGGGAGAATGGCTCTGCTTCATCATCCAAGATCAGCAGGAGTCCATCTGCATTGCACAGCCGATTGACGGCGTGAAGATTTTGTCGGGGAAGAACTACACGGCAGAGAGCTTGGAGGCGGCACACAATGAAAAAGGCTGAAGAATTGAAACTTTATGCGCCGGAACCGAAACGGCCAGAGCTGGATGCGGCACTGTGTATGTCAGTTGCCGAGGGGCAGGGCATGGGCCGCTACATCGAGGGAAAGGTGCTGACGGTGGCCGTCTGGGACAAAAAGGAAAAGCCGCTGGTCGTGTGGCGCTTTTTCGGGGATTACTGGACGGGGGAGCTTCGCGGGAACGAGAACCCGACTAAAGGCGAGCTTTCGCCGCGTCAAATTGAGGTCAAGCCCTGCCAGTGCTTGACATGGAGGACCGAAGTGCCGGCCACAAAAGGAGAATCGGAACTCCTGCAGAACTATTTTGATGACTGCAGACCGGGATATCTGATTGGCATTGTAGAAGATGCACTGTCGGCTCATGCCAGGAAGAAGCGCGAAGAGCGCAACGCACGACAGGCGGCTGAGACCAAGAAGCTCTTTGAGAATCTGCCGGAGCCGCCGGAAGATCTCAGTAAACAAGTTTTGAAAGTGTGCAGTGATGCGGGCTTTCTCTGGGTCACCAACGACAAGCAGAGCGTAATCGAACCCGGTGGAGTTGAGAAGAAGGTCTCGATTCAGTGGGTAAGGTGCGATAGCTGCGGTGGTGAGTATACGCTGTCGGAACTGCTCAAGCACAAGAGCACAGCGACGTGCGAGTGCTGCGGAGAGAAAATGCAGGTTCGCAATACTCGCTATTCGGTCAAAAGGCTGTGGGCTGCAAGAACATTCCTTTGGAGCAAACCGCAGGGAGATGGGGTCTGGATTCGCCGCTATCTGGTGTATTTCGATTTCAGCAATCGTCGGGCAGAACTGGAATTTCATGGCCGGGGGATATGGTGGACGGACGGAAAGACCATCAAGCAGTGGAAACGCAGCTGGAGTGAAAAAGAGGAATATATTATGTGCCAGCGCCCGAAGTTATCCGCAATGCTGCTGGCCCCCTCTGGCCCGTATCAGCCGTACACGTTGGCATCCCATACTGACCAATTTGAGAGTGATATTCGGAAAGTGCTGAAATCTGAATGGATGTACCAGTACGATAAGCACCTCAATTTTCCGTGGGAAGTTCGTCAGTGGGAAATCGTGAATCGGTATCCGATGGCCGAAAGCCTTGTGAAAACGGGCTGGGCTGATGCGCTGTGCTCTCAGGTGTACGACGAATATGAACACAGCGCCCGCATCAATCTTCGTGCAGAGACCTATTACGGCGTGTTTGGCTTAAATCGTCAGGAGCTGGCTGCGGTCGCACGAAGCAAAAAGTCGTTCCGCGAGGTGGATGATGCGCTGAAGTGGAAAGAAGCCGGCCTTGCAATCAATGACAAGAACATGAAGATGACGGCCAACATCCGAAACCTCTCAGGAATGGCCAAGACATTGCAGGAAAGCGGAATGACGCGGAGCTTGAAATATCTCCGCCAGCAGACAAGGCGAGTCACCGGAAGCTACAACGGCCAGATTGCTCTTCAAGTCGCATCGGACTGGTTGGACTATCTCGATATGGCCGGGCAGATGAAGATGAACTTGAATCTTGAAAAGGTTCGTTTCCCGCTGGATCTCAAGCGTCGCCATGACGATTTGGCCTTGGAGCGCAATAAGCGGCGTCGAAAGGATGCGCTGAGAGGTGCCGCAAGCAGCATCAAAAAGGAAGCCAAGGAGCTGGAGGATCAGTTCCATATCGAGAACATCTACAAGAAAATCCGCAAAATCTACGAGTACGATGGAACAGAATACATCATTCGGGTGCCGGATGGGGCGAAGGCCATTTTGGAAGAAAGCAGATTCCTTGACCACTGCATCCAGCGCGGAACCAGATACTTTGAACGCATTGCCAAACGCGAAAGCTACATTTTCTTCATGCGGCGCAAGTCTGACCCGAATACCCCGTGGTACACCTTGGAGGTGGAACCGGGCGGCACTGTCCGCCAAAAGCGCAGCTATAACAACGACCAGTACGCCGATTTGGAGGACGCGAAACCGTTTATTGCGGAATGGCAACAGGTCGTGCAGGGCCGCATGACAGCGGCGGAAATTGATTTTGCACGTCAGTCTAAGGAAATCCGCGCACAGGAGTTTGCGGAACTCGAGGAGAACGGAAACATTATCCGCACGGGCGCAAATGCTGGAAAGCTGCTCGTGGATGAACTGATGCACGACTTGATGGAGGTGGAAAAGCGTGTCGGCTAAAATTGAACTTTCTCTCGCGCCCGCCAAAGCAAAGGGCCTTTCGGAAGATGAACGTCTGGATTTGGGGCGGCTGCTCCTGAAAGCAGGATACAGAGTTGACATTGTACGCCGTCGCCCGAATACCAATCCGGGCACCAATTACGATTATTTCATGGTTTTGGACAAAGGAGAGAACAATGCCTGATACCCGGAAGAACCACAATCCCAGCGGCGCACCGGATCCCACACGGGTTCGGGCAGAGAACAACATC